CAACAGTAAACTTGAGAAAATTTAGAAAAAATCACAAGTATCACAATCGACAACGCCGACCATGTCCATGAGTTCGGTGGTCAGTTCGCCCCAGTGTGATGGGTGCCAATCCACATGGATGACAACCCTGTCACCATCGAGGGCAACAACAGGGAAGTCATTGAAGTTGGCGGCGAGTTCGGCGGTTTCAAAGAAAATTTCAACGTGCATGGTAAATCCTTTCGATTCATTAACTTGTATGACTCTAATATAATATATATCGGCCACAATGTCAACACATCTTGAGATAAAAACCAGAAAAAAGCCAAAGTATTTCTTATTGAGATCGAGTCTCAACAAGCACGCCGCCGGGGGCGCTGGCGTCCTACCTTCCTACCCAAACCCAAGGAGCTACTTAGGGAAAAACAAAAAGCCCACCGGCTGAGTAATCAACCGGCAGGCCACAACGAAAGGAACTGTTCTATTTTTTAGAAGCGGAACAGCACGCCTAACAAATCCTACTGTAATCATGCACAGGAAACGTAAGCTCCTGCAGCTCAAGCGGCTTGAGTTCTATAATCTCTGCACCACCTTCCACCTTTGCCGATGTCTTACATCCTAACATCAATGCACAGCACAGACCTAATACGAAAGCAACCACACAAAACGTTGCCGCCTTTACTTCTGTTTCACGAACCATGTCAATAACCCTTTCTTCTTTGTTTGTTCTTTCTTCCTGTTGTTCAACCGTTGGAACTCCCTCGCCAACTGTACCGCGTGTATCCTTCTCATTCTCATCTAGTCACCCATATAATCCAAGAGCCAAAGCCTAGCCATACTGAGGATAACCCCCAGAACAAGTATTCATTAAATTTATCCTTCATTATACGCACTCCATGTTAAATTCGTGTTCTGCTGTTGAGTAATCATTACAGTTGAATACTGGTATCCCATCAACCATAACCTCGTATACCTCACAGTGTTTATTATGTACAAGCTCAACCAATCGGCCTGTATTATCTGCTTCTGATTTATATACTACAAAATCCATCTCTCAAGCTCCTATTGTTTTCTTATTCCAATGTTTATTACCTCGACGACTTTCACCATCTTGCTGTTGCTTTGCCATCCATTCGCATACAGCTTTATCAGAGCTATACCAAGCACCTACCAGCATGAAGGCGGGGAATCCTTCCTCCTTCTTCCACCTGTGTATAGTTGCCTTTGTAACGCTGAACTTCTTTGAGTACTGACCAAGAGGTCTAACAGTGTCATTGCTAAAATCAATCATAACTTTTCTTTCGTTGTAAAACTTACGTGTAACCCTATAAAAGGCAAACAGAACTGACGTGTAACCCCATAAAAGGCAAACAGACAGAGGTTAGTTAGCTCCAACTCTGCCAACTACATCCGCAGTCGTTACAGGTCTCAGTACGCTTAACGCTATACTTGCCTACCTTTTCAACGGTAGTATTGTACCGTCGTACCATACGAGTCTCACGGCATGGCTTGCCGTCTTTCATGAAAGCCCATACAGTAGGCTCAAGCTGTCCACACTCAGCAAGGTGCTTAGTGTATTCTTTTGGTTGTTCTTTCCAACCGTTCATGATTCCTAAATTTTTCATATCAATTTTCCTTTCGTTTGATACTATCATTATACCATACTTATCGGTATTTGTCAAGAGCTATTCTTATATTTCTTTATAAATTTTAGGGTTTTTTCTGTCTGCCAATCGAGCTTCTAATTCTCGCATGTACTGCCAGTTTTCTTCGATAGCCTGCCAAGCCGCTTGGCTATCTTGGTCAATCAGTGTGCGGTTGGTCTTGTAAAGCTCATCGAGCTTAGCGACGATATTGGCACAGATTCTCTCGTTGTCTTCTTTGCGTACTAGGTAACGATTATTCATTTTATTTCCTTTCGATTAAGATAACCCTATTATAACATATATCGACCAATTTGTCAATAGGTCTTTAGCCTTTTTTTAATATTTTTAGGGGTTTTATTTTCTTATGTATTTGCTTCAGCGTGCCGGCTGATAAGCATCCAGTGAACACATCGGCGTGACGCTTGACGCTTGCATTGTGTTTTAGTTGTGCGGCTTTTCGATTGTTTATCATGTCTTAGCTCCTTACTTGCTATATATATATTATCGCCTATGGTCGTGACACGTTAGGTCACTAGGTGACTATTTTCTCAGAATAATCTAATCTTTTTTCTTATTGAGAACGAGTCTCATTAAGGACGCCGGCGGGGGGCGTGGCGCCTTTTTTGTCAAGGGCAATCTTTAACTATTTATGATATTTTGCAACCTTCCTTTTTCCCGCCACAAGCTGCACATCTCATCGACGATACAGCTTTTATTGTGTTCGCCTAACTCATACTTGTGCTGTTCGATTAGCTTTTCAACTCGGCGGTCAATCTTGAATATTTCTAGCTTTGCTTCGTTCTTGGTCATGTTATTTTTCCTTTCGTTTAACATGCTTCTATTATACTATAATTATCGGCATTTGTCAAGAGCAATCTTAACTTTTTTTATAATTATAGCAAATCTTTTTTATGTAACCAGTAAAGAATATTTATAGCCAACACACTACCGACTACTATTCCATAAAACATACTTGCATCTATCATTGTATTATCCTATAGGGTGGGGTATCTCTAATCCTTAACTATATCTAAGTATAACATATATCGGCACAATGTCAAGTGTATAGTTAGTTAAAAATCATATTTTATCACTTTTTTTTCTAATCGCCGGTTGAAAAGGGGGGTTTTTATAAAATGAAGTATCCTCTCGTGCCATTTATCAATATTTAGTAGGTGGTCTAAACAATTCTAGGAAGTAATATTTAAAAAAGTGGTCATTTGATTTAAATAAAAGTGGTCGTTCCCCTATTGCTGTTTGAGCACAATATCAAGAGTTTCCTTGAGTTTCATCACGATTCTCATTAACTACTCCGCATATTCCGCGACCATGTCTCTTTTTTATACCAAGCTTTTGCCGTACTTTCCTGACAGCATCTAATGTTACTTTTCGACCCGTCTTTTCTGTTAGTTCTTTGGCAATATCTGCGTCTTTCATAAACGCCGCATTGTCTTTTATAAATTGCCGGTCCTCATCTGTCCATTTTATATTCATTTTATATCCCTAAAAGTGGTCTTTCGTGTATATAATATTATATAACAATTAAACACTAAAGAGGGTTTTAAAATATGAATGATCCAAAATTTGTAAAGTCAGAGTTAAAAGTAACCGCCTCCGAGGAGCTTGAGCAGGAAGTTCAAGAAGAATTAGAAAATTCAGAGCAATCAGAGGAAAAGTCAATTGCTTCTGTACTAGAAGGGCAGCGTAAATGCTGTGGTGACAACAAGTGTAGCGGCAGGGAAGAATAATACTTTTGATTTTGCCGGATAACTATACCGAGACTGAAGTGATTGATATTATTAATACGGTCGCTGATCGCCTTTGTTATAAATTTAAGTTTGGTTACCATTCCGCTGAGGACATGAAACAGCAAGCCAGACTATATGCATGGGAGGGTATGGAAAAGTATGATGGAAAGAGACCTTTAGAGAATTTTTTATGGACACATGTTAGAAATCGCCTGTATAATTTTAAGAGGAATAACTACTCTAGATTAGAGAAGCCTTGTGATACTTGTGAATTCTTTGTAAATAAGAGATGTATGGCTTTTGATGACCAAATGGAATGCACCTTATATAAGGGATGGTCAGATAGGAATAATGCGAAGAAAAGTCTAATGCATAGTGTATCTGTAGATTTTGATCAAAAAGAGGAAGATAATACCATTCTTAGTACTATCCAAACCAAAGAGATCCTACAACTGTTGGACTGTGAATTACATGTTTCGTTCAGAGAGGATTGGATAAGATTTACTAACAATCTAAAACTTTCTAAAATTAAGAGAGATAAACTTCTAGAGGAGATACATAGGGTCTTGCAGGAGAACAACATTGACACGCAAACGTGGTAAACTATCTAATGGGGAGATGGATTACATTCGGCAGAATTGCTTTGATCTCTCTATTGAGGAAATGGCTGAGAGTCTTAACAGGACTACTGGGCCAGTACAGAAATTCATTGATAAGGAAAATTTAAGGGCGCGCGATCTAACAGATGAGGAACATTTACTTATAAACCTGCGGGGGCGATATTACTATAAAGAATTAGGAAAACAGTTCAGTAATCCTGAGCTTATATTTTTTGAGCATCAGTGGATTGACTATTTTAGACAATTTACAGAAGATGTTACTCATACCGAGGAAATGCAGATTCTTGAGGTAATTCGCACCGAGGTTTTAATTAATCGTGGGATGGAGGATCGTCAGGAGGTTTTACAGAATATCATTCGACTTAATCAACTTATTGACGATGAAATAAGAAAACCTACTGATATGCAAGACACTCAGGCGATTTCTAGTTTCCAGACGCAACTAGGTGCTGCGATGGCAAGTAAGTCTGCTTATATTAATGAACATGAGAAACTTCTCACAAAAAAGGAGCGGCTTCTTAAAGATTTAAAGGGGACAAGGGAACAACGAAAGCGTAATGCGGCAGACGCAAAGACAAACTTCTCAGCTTGGTTAAAACAACTTGACAATGAGGAGTTTCGTAAGCGTGAAGAACAATCAATGGAAATCCATCGTGTAGCTGCCAATAAAGCTATAGATGGCCTTTCTGAATACCACACCTACGAGGACGGAGGTGTAGACCAACCATTTCTAAACTCAGACACTGTAAATGAAGAGGATTTAAAACAATGAGCGAATTTATTATTGATTTCGATGGCAGAGAGGAGACAAAGGAAGAGCGCAATGCTCGAAGGGAAATGTTAAATAAAAATAAAACAAAAAAGCCTAAGCGCGCACTTGTTACTGGTATTACCGGTCAGGATGGTTCATATCTTGCCGATTTACTTGTTTCTAAAGGTTATCAGGTGGTAGGTCTAAGAAGAAGGACGAGCACGGAAAACTTTGGGAGAATACAACACCTTCTCGATAACGAGTTGTTTTCAACAGAGGAGTTTGAGATCTCAGATGCTGGATCTGTATATACAATAGTCGAAAAATATAAACCTGATGAGATTTATAACCTTGCTGCACAATCACACGTTAAGACCTCATTTGATCAGCCTAACTACACAATTCAAGTAAACACTATGGGAGTTGTGAATTTTCTAGAGGCTGTTAGGCGTTTCTCACCTTCCACAAGATTTTATCAGGCTAGCACAAGTGAAATGTTTGGCAAGAACTTTGACTATTCTGTGGACAGTATACCTGCTGAGTCAAAAATGACGAATTTAGGTGAAAAATTTCAAAATGAGTCTACAGCTTTTGAGCCTCAGAGTCCCTATGGTGCTGCGAAGCTAGCATCCCACCATTTGGTGCGGATCTATAGAGAAGGTTTTGGACTTCACGCTTCTTGCGGAATTCTCTTCAATCACGAAAGCGAAAGAAGAGGTGAAAAGTTTGTTACCCGTAAAATTACAAAATGGGTCGCAGGTTTTAAAAACTGGGCGGAAGCCCAAGGGCTCGATACAGAAGCGCGTCATTTTGAGTTCGATAAGGATTATATACATTCAAGAAGGTCTTCATATCCCAAACTACGGCTTGGGAATATAGAGGCGTTTCGCGATTGGGGACATGCTCAAGACTATGTTAATGCGATGCACTTAATGTTACAACAAGATGAACCTGACGACTATGTAATTGCTACAGGAGAAACATATAGCGTGCATGACTTTATGGTTCATGCTTTTGAATATATCAACATTCCAAAAGAGGACATTACACACTTCTTTATGATAGACCCCCAATACTATAGACCATCTGAAGTTGAGTTCTTGAAAGGAGATCCAACTAAAGCACAGACTGTCCTCGGTTGGGAAAGAGAAGTTTCATTTCAACAGCTTGTACATAGAATGGTAGAAAGCGACATTAATGCCGAGAAAGCGAAAGCCCAAGAAACATTTCCGGTCTAATTCCAGAAATTATGATGATGCAGCGTATGCTGAGTTTAGAAAAGCAGTCCGGAAAAGAGACGGCAACAAATGCCGTTATCCGGGCTGTGAGTCTAAAAAGTATTTACATGTTCATCATATAAAGAAATGGGCAAGTCATCCATCTATGAGATATGATGTTACTAACGGGATTACTCTATGTAAGAAGTGCCATGATGCAGTAAGTAACAATGAAGAAGTATATGAATCGTTTTTTTATAAAATACTTGAATGGGATGCCATTCAAAGATTAAAAAAGAAAGATGAAGATGACTAGATTTCATGTCATAAAAGACACAAGAGAGAAGGACGGTCATGGATGGTGGTATGATGAAAATGCTTACTGTTCTGGAACTACAAAGGCAAAAGTTGATATAGGTGACTATGCTATAGAAGGTATGGAGCACCTATTATGCATAGAAAGAAAAGAAAGCGTATCTGAACTAGCCGGTAACTGTAGTGAAAAGAGATTTTTCAAAGAACTAGAGAGGATGGGAACTTTTCCACATTCATTTCTAATCTTAGAGTTTGGTTGGGCCGACATAGAAAGGTATCCAGAGGGGTCTTCTGTTCCAAGATCTAAGTGGAACTCAATAAGAATAAAAGGCAAATATATAATGAGGGTGCTGTCAACAGCTAGGCTTGAACATGATGTACATGTTATAGCTTGTGGAAATAAGAAGAGGGCCGAAGAGACAGCATTTTATATAATGCGAAAGGTATATGAAAAATATGCCAATTGATATTACATCTTATGAGAATGCTTGGTTAGGACTTACAGAAGAAGACTCAAAGGGTTTTGGTAAACCTCTATCTAATCTTTCTGACTATGATAAAAACAATCTACATCTTTATATTCTAAAAAAGATGAGAGACCCTGAGTATTTTCATTGGACAGTAAAGACCCTATTTAATATAGAGCTACTACCCATACAAACTTGTATACTCAGAGAACTATGGAAAAGACCATTCCCAATGTATATAGCCTCTCGTGGTTTTGGTAAATCTTTCCTTTTAGCTGTATACTGTTTATTAAAAAGCACTCTTATACCCGGAACTAAGATAGTTATTGTAGGTGCTGCATTTCGTCAATCCAAAGTTATATTCGAATATATGGACACGATATGGAGAAACGCTCCTATACTACAAAGCATTTGCTCAGATTCTAGCGGCCCTCGTAGAGATGTAGACAGATGTACAATGAAAGTCAACGACAGTTGGGCAATGGCTGTACCTCTAGGTGATGGAAATAAGATTCGTGGTCTTCGTGCTCACACAATTATTGCCGATGAATTTAACTCAATACCAACACATATTTATGAAACGGTTGTAGCAGGTTTTGCTGCTGTTTCTAGCAACCCTACACAAAATGTAAAAGAGGCTGCAAGACGAAAGAAGATGCAGGATGAAGGTGTATGGACACAGGTTTCTGAAGACACCTATAAGGATAGAAAAACAAATCAGTCTATTATAGCGGGAACGGCTGGTTATGACTTTGAGCCATACGCTGAGTATTGGAAGAAATACAAGTCTACGATACTCAACAGGGGAAACTTCAAAAAAGTCGCACAGGAGGCCGGAGAGGACCCAGAAGACATACCTGATTACATGAAGCGACTAGATTGGAAGTCCTTCTCAATAATGAGAGTTCCTTATGAGATTATACCAGAGGGATTCATGGATGACCAGCAGGTTGCAAGATCGAGAGCTACAATGCATAATGGCATATATCAGATGGAGTATGGGGCGTGCTTTACTTCTGATAGTCAAGGTTTTTTCAAAAGAAGCTTGATACACGCCTGTGTCGCCAGCGATAAGAATGTTTCGTCTAACGGTTGGCCCACATGGTGTTCACAGCCATTTGATGTTATATCTCGTGGTAACGTAGACAAGACTTACGTTATGGGAATTGACCCAGCTTCCGAACATGACAACTTTGCAATCGTAATATTAGAGCTACATCCAGAACATCAGAGAGTTGTATTTAGCTGGACTACCAATAAAAAAGATTTTGCCGGAAGAAAGAAGGTTGGACTTACAGAAACTTCTGATTATTATTCTTTCTGCGCTAGGAAGATAAGAGACTTGCTTAAGCTATTCCCTTGCGTTAGAGTAGGCATAGACTCTCAAGGTGGAGGGTTTACAATAGCTGAAGGTTTAAGAGATTTAGATAAGCTAAAGGAAGGTGAGAGACCTATATATCCAATCATAGAGGAAAAGAAGAAGAAAGACACTGATGATCTTGCTGGAGATCATATATTAGAACTATGCAATTTTGCCAAAGCTGACTGGACAGCTAACGCTAATCATGGAATGAGAAAAGACTTGGAAGACAAGGTTTTATTGTTCCCAAGATTTGACACACTTACCCTGAGTTTGATGACAGAAAAAGATAAGATATTTTTTACAGAAATGAAAGAAAAGGTTGGCGATTCTACAGCTCTTAGGCTTTATGATACATTAGAGGACGTTGCAATGGAAGTTGAGGAATTAAAGGACGAGCTTTCTACAGTAGTAATGTCTATAACCACCGCAGGAAGAGAAAGGTGGGATACTCCAGAGGTAAAATTAGGAACAGGTAAAAAAGGAAGAATGAGGAAAGACCGTTATAGCGCGCTCGTTATAGCGAATATGATAGCCAGAACCATTCAAAGAGAGTTGCCTCCTCCAAAATACCAACATATAGGTCTGGTTGTAGGTGAGCAGGGTGAAAGAAAAGATTCAGGAAAAATGTATATGGGTCCAGAGTGGGCTCAAAATCTATCTTCGGATAGCTTTTTTGTAGTCAAGAGGAATAATAATTAAGTATTGGTGTAATTATAATAGGTATTAAACCTAAAAACAATACTTATTGGAGTTTAAAGTGGCAAATCATAAATATCCCAAGAGCAAACAAAAAGATCTAGAATACCTAGCAGAACACTCAGCGTATGTCAGCTGGGATTCAGACGATACTAAAGATAGAGATGTAGCTCTAGCAAAGTATAGTCAATCTCTAGGGACATTTACATCTGCTAACAATGGTCGAAACTTTAAAGACTTGACTACACATCAAGGCAGTCGTCCCGGATTAAGAAACTCCGATTACGATTATTTTAGACCCAACGAAAGGGTTCCTTCTAAGCCGAAAGAAATTATTGCTTTCGCTAGAAAATCATACAGGCAGATAGGCTTAATCAGAAATGCCATTGACTTAATGGGTGACTTTGCTTGTCAGGGGATAAGGCTTGTACACCCAAACAAAAGAATCGAAAGATTCTATAATGATTGGTTTACCCGTGTTGCAGGCAAGGCCGTATCCGAAAGGTTCTGCAATCTTCTGTTTAGAGAAGCAAATGTCCCAATCAGGATGAAGACAGCTAAGATCAATAAAAGCAAGCGTCTCGAAATGCAGAAGACTGTAGCTGAGATTGACATGAAGGCTACTCTTAAAAACGATAGCTTTAGAAAGGGTGAGTTGCCTTGGCAATATGTTTTCCTTGATCCTCTGCTACTAGATGTAGTTGGAGGACCTCTAGCTTCGCTTTCAGGTAAGTTTAATTATAGAATGGATATACCTTCTAGTCTAAAAAGAGAGCTTGTTAAGATAAGACAAACTGGAGCTGGAGTAGAAAGAGACTTAATAGATTCTATACCAGATGAACTTTTAGATCCTTCTAACAATAAGGGAATTTTATTACCTCCAGATAAAACTTTTGTTTATCATTATAAAAAAGATGATTGGCAAGTATGGGCAGATCCCATGACTTATGCCTGTTTTGACGATCTTATCTTATATCAAAAATTAAAACTTGCTGACAAAGCCGCATTAGATGGAGCTGTCAACAAAATAAGAGTCTGGAAGCTTGGTAGTTTAGATCACAAGCTAGCTCCTACAGCTGCTGCTGCAAGCGCTTTAGGCGATATTCTTGGTGCAAATACAGGCGGTGGAACTATGGATATAGTTTGGGGTCCTGATATTGAGCTTATAGAAACAGGAACTGATGTTCAAAGATTTCTAGGAGATGAAAAATATAGACCTACTCTTATGTCTATTTACTCATGCTTAGGAATACCTCCAACTCTAACTGGAACGTTTGGAGCTTCTGGAACAACAAATAACTTTATCTCATTGAAAACATTAACCGAAAGACTTAACTATGTAAGATCTGTATTGTTGAGCTTTTGGAATGAACAGATACAAATAGTTCAGAAATCTATGGGTTTTAGATTTGGTGCTCAAGTAGAATTTGACTTCATGCACTTAGAAGATCCTTCTACTATGGCTCAACTGCTTATTAATTTAGCTGATAGAAATATTGTTAGTGATGAATTTGTTCAGAGAAACATTAAAGCTAAACCTGAGATTGAACAGAAACGAATTCTTAACGAGACTAAACAAAGAGACAGAGGTGCTATGCAGGAAAAGGTAAGCCCGTATCATGCTGTAGATAAAGAATATGGGCTTGAGAAGATTGCTTTACAAACAGGTGTTGCAACTCCTAGTGAAGTAGGTTTAGATCTTAATGAAAGAAAAGACGGCGAATCACCTGCTTTAGAAATGAGAACTAAGAAAAGAGAAGAAAAGAAGGATGATACTCCAAAGCAACAAGAACTACCATTCCCTGAAGAAAACGATAACACAGGTGTTCCCGGAAGGCCTAAAAATTCTAATGACACAGAGCAAAGGAAGCCTAGAGGTTTCAAACCTGCACTTAAAGCTTCTATTGAGCTGTGGGCTAAGAAGACACAGGAGAAGATCTCCAAAACAGTTAACCCTGCTTTGCTAGCTCAGTTTGATAAAAAGAATATGAGAAGTTTAAGTAGTGAAGAATTTGAGCAGGCTGAAAAAATAAAGTTTGAAATATTATGTAACTTGGATTACAAGTCTGACTTAACTGATGAGCTAATATTCGCATCAATTAAAAAGCCGGAACATGGGATGTGTATACATAATGAATGTGATCAATGGATTACTGAAGCATCTGAAGATTTTGGTAGACGCCTAAGTATCGAAGAGATTAGAAGTATAAGAGCTTCTTATTACTGCTATCTAAAACTAGAAAAAAACCACTAATTGGTGTAAAAAAACAAGAGGTGATTTATGAATGATATTATTATATATGACTCAGAGAAGTCTGACGGAATAGCGGAACAAATTAAATCCCAAGCTTCCGTAGCATATGCTTCCCAAATGTTAGGGGCCAGAGACTTAACTGAATCATCAGTACTATCCGAAGCTTTAAGTTCGAAGGCTTCTGATTTCTTAGCTAGTGCAGGTAGAGATGACGATGATATATATCATAGTTACTCGATTTTAGTTACTACTTCTTGGAATAAAAACGACGATGTTTTTCCAAATGATGAAGTTTGGGCTGCTAGAAATACCCCTAAATATAAACCTGCTAATCTAGAGCACGATGAAAAAAGAATAGTTGGTGGAATCATAGGTAGCTGGCCTGTCGATAAAGAGTTTAATCTTATTGACACTGCAAGTTCCGTTGATAATCTGCCAGACAGCTATCATATCTTAGTTTCTTCTGTTATTTATAGACAGTGGCAAGACCCTGAGTATAAGTCTAGAGCTGAAGAATTAATAAGAAAGATAGAAGAAGGTAACATGTATGTTTCTATGGAGTGTATCTTCCGTGGATTTGATTATGCTATCCAGACCCCCAATATGCAAAATCATATTGTAGCTCGTAATGAAGAGACTGCCTTCTTATCTAGGCACTTAAGAGCATATGGTGGGACAGGAGAATATGACGGTCATAAGGTAGGTAGACTCCTTAAAAATATTACGTTTTCTGGTAAAGGCTTTGTCGAGAGACCAGCCAATCCTGAAAGTATTATATTTGACAAGGATCAAATATTTGATTTCGCTGGAGCTTCAGTGTCAAAAAACCTGTTTTCCAGTGATAATGGTGTATCAGTTAGGATAGAACAAAATATTCTTTCTAATACGGATTCCGAATCTGAAGAGGAGAATTCCATGAGTGATTTTTTAAATGAACAGGTTGCGGAACTTAAGGCCGCTCTTGCCGCTTCTCAAGAAGAAGTAAAAGAGTTGGTTGAAAAAGTTTCAAAAGCCAACGTGGAAAAACTTGAGACGGAAATTGCTGAGCTTAATTCAGCTGTTTCTAACTTGAGCGATTCCATTGCAGATGCAGAAACTAAAGCTGCAGAAGACGCAGAAAAAATTGAAGCTCTTGAAGCATCAATTACTGAGTTAACTGAAGCAAAAGAATCTGCTGAGTCTGCTATCGCTCAGATGGAAGAGGAAAAGAAAAGACAAGCGCGCGCCGCTGCTTTAATCGAAGCTGGAATCAGCCAAGAAGAAGTAGAAGCAAAGCTTGAGACTTTCGCATCCCTTTCCGATGAGCAATTTAATGATGTTGTCAGCACAATCGCTGGTCTCAATGAGCCCGGAATGGGTGGAAGTGAAGTTGAAGAAGATTCTACTGACACTGACAGCCAAGATGAAACTGACGCTTCCGAACTAGAGTCCCAAGAAGAAGCAGAAGCCGAGGCTGAAGCTGAACTCGAAGAGACAGACGAAGAAGTTCTGGAAACAGCTTCTATTGAAGAAGAGGCCGATTTATCGGTAGCTTCAGAAGAAGAAGAACAAGATCCAGTTGAACAGACTCGTGCAGGTCTTCGTGAATGGGTCGATTCCTACGTTTTTAACCAATAGTAAAAGGAGATATCTAAATGGCTTTAAAACCTGATAGAGTCGAACATTTGACAGATCTCAGCTTTTTCTTGGATGAAGTTGCAGAGCGAGGCAAGTTTCTTATCGTTAGCACAGCAGGCTCAGGCGCTGCTATGGACGATAGTGCTGCCAAAGCTAAAGTTGCAGATGGTTCCGGAAAACCGCTCGGTCTTTTGTTGAATGATGTTGTAAACATTGACCTTACTCGTCAACACATCAACTTCCACAAAGATGAAGTACAGAAGGGCAGTAAAGTCCTTATTCTTCGTCGTGGTACGGTTGTTACCAATGTTATTGAGTCAGGCAAAACGCCAACTGCTGGTAGTATTGCTTACTACAAAGCAAATGGTGAGCTGACTACTGATGTTGATAGCCAACCTGTTGGTCAATTCCTTTCTTCGAAGGATGCTGACGGATATGCTAAAGTTGAAATTAACGTAATACCTAACGTATAAGGAGAAACCTAAATGGCTAGACAGTCTTTTAATCCAACTCCTGAGATGGAACAGATTCTTCGCCAATCTGGTTCTCTCGTCAAAGAAGAATCTTTAGGGGCAACAGCTGAATTAGCTAAAGCTCTTGAAATTCCTCTTCGAAAAGGAGTAATGAGTGGCGATATCCTTGATGGTATTTACGAAGCTGTCCGTTTGGCTCCCGGTGCTAGTGCAGAATTCCCGTTGGACTTCTTAGCTCCCGGAACAGAAAGTGACTTCGTAGCTTATACCATTCCTAATCATGGCCGTATTCCAGAACGTCATGTTGAAGGTGACTATGTAATGGTCCCAACCTACGATGTAGGTGCATCTATTGATTACTTACTTAAGTATGCTAGAGATGCTCGTTGGGATGTTGTTGGTCGCGCAATGGACGTTCTTCAAGCCCAGTTTACTAAGAAAATGAATGACGACGGATGGCACACCATTTTGAGTGCCGGCGTTGACAGAAATATCTTGGTATATGATGCCGATGCATCTTCTGGTTACTTCAGCAAGAGACTTGTTTCTCTTATGAAGACAATCATGAGACGTAACGGTGGTGGTAACAGCACTTCAATCAATAGAGGTCAGATGACTGATCTTTACTTGAGTCCTGAAGGACTTGAGGACATCCGTAACTGGGGTGTTGATGAAGTTGATGATATCACACGTAGAGAGTTGATTACACGAGAAGGCGGTCTTTTGACTCGCATCTTCCAAGTCAACCTCCACGATCTTGATGAGCTTGGCGAAGGTCAAGAATACCAAAACTACTACACTACCGATCTTAGCGGCTCAATGCCGGGTACTAAGAAAGAGATTGTAGTTGGTCTTGATCTCGGAAGCAATGACAGTTTCGTTATGCCTGTCCGTCAGGAAGTCCAAATCTTTGAAGATGACACTCTTCATAGACAGAAACGTGCAGGAATGTACGGTTGGGCTGAGCATGGCTTTGCTGTTCTTGATAATAGACGTGTTCTTCTTGGTGCATTCTAAGATAGATTCGTTCTTAGTCTAAATCAGTCGCCTTTAGTGACCTTAGCGTTGCTGGGGGCGACTTTTTTTATTAACATGAGGTGTTGAAGTGGTATTAAATATAAAAGACAGAATACAACAAGGAACAAACACAGCTGGACAGGGGACAATAACTCTTCATGTTTCATATTCAGGAAGCGGGTTCCAAGATTTTTCTGTTCTTGGCAACGGAACTCAGACATATTATACAATAACCGAGGCCGAAAAATGGGAAGTAGGTATTGGGACCTACAATACAAACACTCTAAGTAGAGACACCATTCTAGACAGTAGTGCGGGTGGCTCTAAAATAAATCTAGGTGGAAGTGGGCTAGCTTTTGTCACATACCCGGCAGCTAAAGCTGTTTTCACAGATGCAGATAATAACGCCACTGTAACCGGTTTAATCCTTGGTCAGACTGGCGTTAAATTCAACGATGGAACAATACAAACTACAGCCTTTACGGGTATAGGTAGCCTTGCAAGTCAAGCTTATGTGACTGGCGTTTCAGGTTATTTACAGACTCAAATTACAACTAATGATTCTGACATATCTACTGTTTCTGGAATAGGTTCAACTAACTCGTCAAACATTTCAATAGTATCTGGCTTGACTGTTAGCAATGCAAGTAACATAAATACAGTATCCGGATTAATAGGGTCTCAAATCCCTGTTGCGACAGGTTCTAAAATAGATAAAAATACAGCAGATATCTCAACTGTCTCCGGACTTATACCGGGATATTCTTGGAATATCAGCGACATTACTAGCACTAGCAATATATCAAATACTGAAACCGTATATGTTACAGGAAAAGGCGATATACTAGTTGACTTAGTTGGAAACACATTAATCATAAGCGGAAGTGGGAAAGATCCAGATTTATCTTCATATGCAACACAGGCCTATGTTACCGGTGCTTCAGGTAGCTTGCAAACCCAAATAACAACCAATACGTCTAAAATATCAACTGTCTCTGGACTAATAGGTTCTTCAATCCCTGTGGCTACAGGACAAAAGATTGATACAAATACAACTAATCTAGTAGCAACCGGAGCAAAGATAGATGTACTATCAGGTATAGTTCAGAATAAAGATAACTATAGATATTGGACATTAAGCGACGGTTCTAATTCTGGTAATATCATTACAACAACTTCGGTCCGTTTTTCTGGATCTGGAGATACAACAGTAAGCTATTCCTCTGGGCTAAAGACACTTACTATAGGAAGCTCTTCAGCTGGAGGGGTTCCCGTAGCAACAGGTCAAAAAATAGATAAGAATACATCTGACATAGTTATAGTATCAGGACTTATAGGAGGAGGTGTTCCTACAGCTACTGGTCAAAGAATTGATGACAACACATCAAACCTAGCAGCTACTGGCGCAAAGAATGCAGCAGACATTGTGACCGTATCAGGTCTGATAGGCGTTCCCGTGGCTACCGGGCAAAAGATTGATGACAACACTTCGAACATTTCAACCAACGCCAGCAACTTGGTTACCACAGGTGCGAGCATCGTAGTTGTCTCAGGGACGGCAAACACCAATGCCTCGAACATCTCGACAAACACCAGCAATCTCGTAGCAACTGGTGTTCAAGTCATAGCACTATCCGGTATGGTTACGACCAATACCAGTAACATCGCAGCTACCGGTGCAAAGAATGCAGCGGATATCCTGACTGTATCAGGCTTATTAGGCGTACCGGTCGCCACTGGTCAAAAGATTGACGACAACACCTCGAATCTAGTAACCACAGGAGCTAGTATTGTCGTCGTTTCGGGGACCGCAAACACGAATGCTTCAAATATCTCAACTAACACAAGTAATCTTGTGACTACTGGTGCCAGTATTGCTGTAGTTTCAGGTATAGCCAATGCCAATACATCAAACCTTGTGGCTACTGGGGCAAAAATTGATACAGTATCTGGACTGTTGTATAATCATTGGACAATCACTGATGGTACGAACTCAGAAAATATATTAACTACTAATCAGGTTAAATTTACTGGAGGCGGTGCAACAGTAGTAAGCTACAATACAAGCAATAACACTGTAACAGTAAATACTCCAAGTTCAGAAGCAGGTTACGAGCACTGGACGGCTACAGACGGTACAAGAACATCAAACATTGCGAATGGTAACAATGTAAGGATTACCGGTGCAGGTAATATAACAGTTACCCTAACTAGTGGAAGCCCCAATATATTTGAGGTTAGTGGAACTTCTTCGGTTCCTGTAGCTACCGG